CTTATATTACACCTACACAAATTCCATTCCGTAAAATCTATGATGCAGCTGATTTAATGGATGGTACATCAGATGAGAACACTTCTGCGCAAGAAAATATCGATCAAATGTTAGACATGGTAGTTGATATTTACAACAATCAATTTACAAAAGATGATTTACTAGACAGATTACATGCACCAGATGCTGTAGACGAGTTACAACAACAAATTCAATTTATTGCACAAGGTCAAATGGATGAAGAAAGAAAAAAGCAACTAGCCAAAATGATTTAAAACCTATCAATTATAAAGAACATAAGGAAAATATGAAGAAGTTAATGTTGGAAATGATGAAAGAAGGCGGTAAGGATATCAACGATATATTAGATATGCCTTTTGCTTTTTTCATGGAGTTAGTTGATGAAAGTAATAAGAAAAACGTCAAGAAAACTCACAGTATGATCGACGCGTTCATGTAATACATCTTATAAGCAAGGAGGTGGAGTGATGGCAGAAAGAATTAAAGGATTGCAGATTGATCTGTCAATGCGAGATGTAAATATAAGTAAGACACTAGCTGGAGTAAAACGTGAATTTAGAGCATTAAACTCAGACCTCAAACTATCAAGTAATAACTTTAAGTATGGAGAAAAAAGTGCTGCTTCTTACAAATCTCGAATGAATGATTTAGATGGTGCCATTAAACAAGGGACAGCTAATTTAGATTCACTCAAAAATCAATACGAAGAAGTTGCACGAACACAAGGTGCTAATAGTGCTAAAGCTATCAGATTACGTACTGAGTACAATAATCAAGCCATAGCAGTTAATAAAATGAGAGATGAATATGGTAGATTAAACAGTTACTATAAGGAAAATTTTTCCATTGCAGGTCGATTGAGCAATTCTTTTAAAAGCGTTGGTTCAAACATGCAGAATGTAGGTCAACAAGCACAAAATTTAGGTAGTTCTCTTACAAGTAAAATTACTAAGCCAGCGTTAGTAGCTGGCACTGCAATGGCAGGTATAACAGCTAAGCTAGGTTTTGACAGATTGGTCGGTCTTGATACTGCCAAAGCAAAACTCGAAGGTTTAGGATATTCAACTAAAGAAGTGGGTTCGATTACTGATCAAGTAACACATGCGATTCAAGGCGGTATGACAACAATGGCCGAAGGTACCGATGTTGCAGCAGGTGCTTTAGCGGCAGGAGTAAAACAAGGTAAAGAATTAGAGAAGTATATTAAATTAGTTGGTGATGCGTCTGTCGGAAGCAATAGACCGGTATCTGAAATGGCAATGATATTTAATAGAGTTCAAGGTCAAGGAAAACTGATGACTCAAGAATTAAATATGATTGAAGAAGGTATGCCTGGATTTAGTAACGCTATGTCTAAACATCTTGGTGTTTCCTATGACGCTTTCAGGGAGATGGTTACCAATGGAGAAGTAAGTTCTAAGGAATTTTTAGAAGTTATGGATGACTTCGCTGGTGGTATGGCAGGAGCTTATTCTAAATCTTGGAAAGGTATGGTACAAAACTCTAAAGCCTACATAGGTCAAATTGGAGAAGCCTTCTTAAGCAGTACCTTTGAACAAGCCAAAGGTGGTTTGCATGAATTTGAATCTATGTTGAAATCACCAGGAGCCAAAGAATGGGCAGCTAAAACTGGCGAACAACTTGGTAATACATTAGCTTCGATTGGCAATGGTATTAAAGGCCTAGTAGATTGGTGGCAAAATTTAGACGGTTCCACTCAAAAAACGCTAGGTGGAATTGTTAAATGGTTAGGCATCACTTTAGTTACTATGGGACCTGTTTTAACAATATTCGGTAAGTTTGTAAGAACCATTGGTGGTATGTTTAGTGGTTTATCTACACTTATAACATTCATGATAAGACATAATACTGCAGCCAAAATGAGCGCAGTTGGTCAAGCGGTATGGAATGGTGTTACTGCTACTGCTCGTGGTATCGCAAATGGTTATAGATTAGCAATAGCAGCTTTAAGTACATCTCAAACTATACAAGCTTTGAAAACTAAAATTGCTGCAACTGCAACAACGGCTTGGACTGCAGTTACTAAAGGTGCAGCTTTAGCAACTAAAGGTTTAGGATTAGCTATAAGATTTATGACTGGGCCTGTCGGTATAGTTATTACAGCCATCGGATTATTAGTAGCTGGACTTATTCATTTATGGAAAACAAATAGCTCTTTTAGAAATAGTGTGATTACTGCTTGGACTGCTATTAAAAATGCAGCGGTAGCCATATTTGGATTTATTAAGACTCATATAGTCGCTATTTGGAATGTTATAAAAGCTTCAACAATTACAGTATGGAACGGAATTAAAACCGTTGCTGTAGCTACATGGAATGGAATTAAACTTGCTATATTACACCCTATTAGAACATTAAAAACTATTTTGTCGACTATCTGGAACGCTATGAAGAATAGTGCTATTAAAATCTGGACCGCCTTAAAGAACGGTGTTATAGCAATTATTAAAGCATATGTTGCGCAAGTAAAATTTAATATCAACCTTATTAAACGCATTGTAGTTACGATATTTAATGCTATTAAAAGCTTTTCTATTAAAGTGTGGACTGCATTAAAAAATGGTGTGTTAGGAATCGTTCGAGCTTTGCGCAAAGGTGTTCTATCTGTATTTAACGCATTAAAAAAAGGTGTTTCTGTAATATTTAATGCTGTAAAGAATGCAACAGTTAGAATCTGGACAGTTATAAAAAATTCAGTAGTGAACAAAGCAAAAGCATTATGGTCTGGAGTTAAAAATACATGGAATGCACTCAAAAAAGGTACAATTGGCATATTTAAAGTAGTTGGTAGTTTCATGAGTTCTAAATGGAACAGTATTAAAAATGGTACTGTTAATAAAGCGAAAGCTCTATGGTCAGGTGTCAAAGGTGCTTGGGGGTCACTTAAAAAAGGTACTCATAACACCATGTCGGCTGTTGGTGGTTTCATGAGCAAAAAGTGGAATGGCATCAAAAATACTACTGTATCTATTGTAAATAGCATGAAATCGAAAGTTATGGGCACTATGAATAAAATGAGAGACGGTATCAAAACAGTTACCGGTAAAATTGGGAATCTTTTTGGCGGAATGGTTAAAGGCGTTAAAAAAGGATTAAATAAATTGATTAGTGGTGTTAACTGGGTTGCTGATAAATTAGGTATGGATAAATTACCGTCTATTAAATTAAGTACGGGGACAAACGCATCTAAAAAATATGTGAGTCATGGGAAAATTAACCGAGACACTTTTGCGACAGTTGGAGACAAAGGTGGAGGTAATGGCCCTAGTGGATTTAGGCATGAAATGATTGAGTATCCTAATGGTAAAACAACTATTACACCTAATAGAGATACAACCACATTTTTACCTAAAGGTTCTAAAGTTTATAATGGCACACAAACTCATGCGATGCTATCCCAAATGCCTCGTTTTAGTATAGGTTCAGCAATCAAAGAAAAAGCTGAATATATGCTTGAAAATGGTAAAAAAGCTGTAAAAAGCACAGTTGGAAAAGGCAAAGACTTAGGAGGAAATGCAGTAGACCAAGTTAAGAAAGTTGGTTCTGAGGTTGCGGTTAAAGCTAAAAAGGTTGGAAGTGCAGTTATATCAGGTATAGGAGATGTATTTGATTATATAGGACACCCTGGTAAGCTAGTTAACAAAATTTTTGATAAAGTTGGATTTAACTTTAATTTTCTCAAGGATGCACCTTTACCTTTTGATTTAATGCAAGGAGCCTACAAGAAATTAAAGAGTGGCGTCAAATCATTATTTGACGAATGGCTTAATGATGCCGGTGGCGGCGATGGCTCTTCCTTTACTAAGTTCCCAATTACTACGGGATATTATCCTAATGGGGGCGCTCCTGGTTATAGTTTTGGTGGAGGTCATCATTACGGTATTGACTTTGGTGCCCCATACGGTACAACAATCAATGCTACGAATAGTGGACAGTTAGGTGAATGGCTTGTTGCAAGACTTTTAACAGGTCAATTCACGTTATTTTTTATGCACTTATCTAAAATACTTAAACACGGTAAGGTACAGGCAGGAGAACCTATAGCTAAAACAGGTAATAGTGGTAACTGGACTACTGGTCCTCACTTACATTTCCAAGTTGAAAAAGGTAGACATAATGATATTACTAACCAGAATACTGTAAACCCACTCAAGTGGCTCAAAGGTCACGGTGGTGGAAAAGTTGGGGGTAGTGGTTCTGCAAACGCACGTAGAGCAATTCAAAGAGCACAATCTATTTTAGGTGGACGTTATAAATCGTCTTATATTACCGAACAAATGATGAGAGTTGCCAAACGTGAATCTAATTTCCAGGCGGGAGCAGTTAATAACTGGGATAGCAATGCTAGAGCGGGAATACCTTCTAAAGGTATGTTCCAAATGATTGAACCATCTTTTAGAGCGTTCGCTAAACCGGGACATGGAAACATTTTGAACCCTGTAGATGAAGCTATATCGGCTATGAGATACATCGTAGCAAAATATGGTTGGGGTGGTTTCAAACGTGCTGGAGATTACGCTTATGCTACAGGCGGTCTTATTAACACTGCTGGATTATATAATTTGGCAGAAGATGGATACCCTGAGATAGTGATACCTACAGATCCAAGCAGACAATCAGATGCGATGAAATTGTTACATCTTGCTGCGAGTAAAATTAGTGGAAATAACAGAAATAAACGACCTAACCAATTACGTACACCTAGTGTTACTAGTAATACAGTTGATAACGCAGAATTACTACTACAAA